TATCATATTCCCATCCCAAATCATCTAATAGTTCTTGTACCTGTCTAAGTTTCATATTAGAACACTCCTATAATGAATCGTTCTGTATCAGGTATCTCAATGACCACAGTCTCTTCTCTGATATCAGCCATTGTGTATACTTTATCATCGCTACTGTAATCAGCATTGAAGTCATCAAGGCTATCATATTCTGCATAATCACAACAGAAAGCTACTACATCAAGCTCAAACTCCATGCCATCCATCTCCCATTCAAGCTCTTCAAGGTGTTCAAACAGAGCATGAAGCCCTTCATAGCTAAAGTTATTTTTATATGTATCGCTCTGCATAAATGCATCTCTAAAGCGATATACTGTTACTGTTTCTTTCATTATTATTCTCCTGTTATTACTTGAATATCTTCTCTAAGTGTATCAACCTTCTCAACACCTGTTTCTGTTAATCCGTCTTCATCCCAAAAGGCATTATTGTCGTGTAGTGACTGTAAGTCCATCCAAAACCATCTTGGAATGTGTTGCACTTCTTCTACAAATAATTCATCAGCCCTGTATGGTTGTTTAATGGTACCTGTTTCACCAAGCAAATCATCAACAGAACAACCTTCATTATCAATCCAACCTGTGGTTTTATAGTAATCTTGTAGCCATCTACCAACAGCACAGTGTTGTCCTTCTTTTGTAGTATACATACATTCATTATTATTTACTACTGCTCGTCTACTTGTGTCTTCTGAGTAGTACTTTACAGTATCTTCTAATAGTTCTAGTTTAGTCATTGTTTTCTCCATAGCATAAGTTGTTTACAGTATCTCTATCCATTCTAGAATTATCTAGAATCTCCCAAGCAATATCAGGTACAATCTCATCAATCTCTTTTTCTGTCATATCATCATCAACCCAATCACTCACTACGACTGTATCAGGAAACTCCAAGAAATTGACTCCTGTTTTATTCATTATAAACTGCCCAACTTTGTGAGCAGCCATCATTGTATTAGTCATTGTTTTCTCCATCAAGTGTTTGTTTTAACAGTTCCAATTTGGCTAACATTGTTTCTTTGCTACCTGTCATACCAAAGTAATCTTTTACAGGTTTAAACTTCCAATGTCTATGTGGCTTGATGCCCTTACAGAATAGTTTAAGGTCTCTGATAGAACAGGTCAAGTTCCATATGCCCATATTGTAGTTTCTTTTACCATTGGCTATTGTTACAAGGTCTGCCATAAACTGACAGTCCTCATCAATCTCAATAGGTAGTTTTAGTTCAACTGTTTTCATTATTATTCTCCTTTATGTATTTTAAAACTTTACGAATACCTGCTGACTCCCCTTCTATATAAGAATGTATTGATGCAACATAAGCATCATTTTCTGTTGGTTCTCCCAATTCTTCTTTAGCCTCTATGAGTGAATCAACACAGTCCTGATGAAGTTCTTCTATAAATTCTACTAACTGTTTAATTGTCATTATTATTCCTTCCTTTAAGCTGTCTAACTATAGATGTTATTCTATGCAAACAGTGTTTTGCTGTTATTGTGCCATTCCATTCCATATCAAGAAGCTTTTCTATATGGTCAATTTTATCTTCCAACAATTGCTGTTCAGTCATTATCATTACTCCATTTTGTTTTGTGTTCTTTTATTACTTGTTTTTCATATGCCTGTTGCATTGTTTCTATTAGTACAGGAATATCTTCTATTGCTATTTGCATTGATATATCACCCTCAGTATAGTCTGTACAGGTACTATAAGATGATAGCCCAACAAACAGTCTGCCTTCATCTTCACACTGCTCAACAACTATATTCATCCACTTTGCTTTATCTGTACAAGCTCTTACCTTTACTCTATCAGGCAGTTCACCAAGTTCTGCGTCTTTTGCAGTCCAATTTGGTTGTCGTACTGCTACTTTACTAGTTATTTCCATTTACTGTTTCTCCTTTTACTATTCGGTTATATTATCCCTGTTACGCTCTATTTTTCCTTTAAGTATCTTCACTCTTTTCTGTAGTATTTCATTAGCATACTCTAGTTCTCTAATAGTATCTTTATACAGTTCTATTTTTTCAGTAAGAGCCTTTATTACTATTTTTTCTTTAGAGTCAAGTTTTCTGTTAACTCTATTCTTTTCTATTTCATTCACAGTACTGTTTCCTTTCCTATCTTGCGTTGTAGCCATATTTTTGAAGCTCTGCACGACACGAGTTGCAAAACTTTTCGTAACGTTTACAGTTGTCTTTGTCAAACCACACTAAAGAGTTTGCTGTCTTGTAGTGTATTCTTTTACTACAACCAAAACAATTTGTATGCTTTGGTGTTACAGTAATCTGCACCACCTTGTTTTGTAGCGTAGCCTTTTCTATATCATACTTCTCATTTAGCTTTTCTGTTAAGAACTCCATTGTCTTTCCTTTTCCTTTTCTATATAAAAATTTTACTGTTGTGGAATAACAAAAAAGCCCTCTCTAAATATTTCTAGAAAGGGCTTCTTGTTTGCGTTGTCTAGATGTTACTTCTCTTTTAAGTATTCAATGTAAGTTTGTTTAATACCATCTATATAAGTTCTAATAGTTCCAACTTTAAAAGCTTTGTCTAGTTTGGCTTTGTTAGTGCCATTAACTAGTTCTACTTCATCAGATGGAATAACTATTAAAGCTCCTTCTACATCTTCCAATTCGATGTATTGTTCTTTGGTCTTCTTGTTTAACTTCTGAACAAAACATTGTTGTTTTGGAGCGTCTTCTATAAAATATTGACTAAGCTTTTTATCTTCTTTTATTGCATTGATACAAGCCTTAGCAAATAGATTATTTATTTGTTTTTCAATAGACACTTTACCAACAGATTTAGTGTTTTTAACTTCTGTTGCCTTTACATTTAATACATCTAGTATAGATTTATTCATTCTGAACTCCTACTTGTTATTATTATTAAGTTATTACAACGTCATATCCCACAATGTCAAAAAACGTTTGCACTTGTTGTGCAACTCATATAATTTATTAAAGCTTGTTATATTATACAAGTAATACTTGTTATATTGATTATATATAATATAAATTTACGTGTAAACAAAAATTAATTATAAGGATTTATAAATATGGATTTAGAAGAATTAGAATTACGTATAAGTGAAATATTAACAAGCAATAAAAAGAATATTCCTACCGAAGTTAATCTTAAAGTTAATTTAATTATGGATGCAATTGAACTCTACGTAAATGAATTAGAAGATATACGCATATAATACGCCCCTAGTACTCACCTTCAACTCACCGAATAAAAGCCCATCAAATTAGATGGGCTTCTTCTTTTCCTAATAATTTTTAATAATTCAACTTAATATTATAAAGTTGGAAAGTTCAACCTAAATTTCAACCCCATAGGGCAATTCAACGGGGGTGTGTAACCATAAAAAAGGACTGCACACATTCTAATGCAATTTTTTCAAAATTTTTTTTGGAAATTTTTTTGGAAATTTTTCTATACTTTTCTTTTTTATAGTATTTCTATTTTTTCTTTTATATATACATGTATTATATATATAGATATACATATATATATACATATATATATAAGAAAGGCTTAATTTGGAAAAAATAATTTATTGTTCTTATATTTATACCAATGGATTTTAAAACAATTAAAGGTATTGACCATTATCTTTATGATAATGCTGACGAGTTTCGTGCTTTTCAAAGAGAAAAGACGATACGTAATTATTGGAGGAATGGTCAGGAGCTTGAGTGGGTAAAGACCGATGATGATTATGTGTGTCAAATCCTACGCAAAATAAAAATTGGCAATAAAGATTGTGTTCGAACAGTATGTGGAACATTTGACATCAAAAACAAACACAAGATGTTGGGTGAAAAAGGTATCGCTGATAACATCTATTCATTTTCAGGCAAGGCAGTTAGCTTTTCAGAAAAGACAACTAAAGGGCAATTCTTATTTGCTCAGTATGTTGCTCAAGGTGTTGATGTAATTGAAGCCTATAAAAAAGCATATCCTCGTGCAAAGTCCGAAAAAAGCATTGCAAAACAAACAACTAAGCTTTTAAAAACCGAAAAGGTACAAAATATGATTAAAGAAGAAATCCAAAAGTGTTTAAATGAAGAAGGTGTGACTGCTGAATGGATTATTGGTAGGTATAAAACCATTGCTGACTTAGCTGAAAGAGATTCTGATAAGCTAAGGTCATTAGAATCGTTAACAAAAATAGCAGGACTATTTGATATGAACGAAAAAAAGACCGAAGAACTAACAGTTTTTGCAGGATTCACACCTGAACAGCTTGAGGAGGTTAAAAATGGCAAAACAATACCAATCGCACAAGGCACAAGAGAAGAAATCGAGTGATATAGATGATATTTGCCCTATTTGCAAAAATTCTTTGTCAATAAATGATGAATATACCCAAAGAGTGGGTTTAATTGATGAAAATGAAATGTTAATTGGGTGGATGTGCCCTTCTTGTGAGGCAACTTTTGATAGAAACGATAAATTAACAGGTCTTAAAGGCTATTTAGGATTAGGAGAAGCATAATGGCGAAAGCTAAAAAAAGTACAGTAAACAAAGCAGGTAATTATACAAAACCAACTATGCGTAAACGTCTATTTGAAAAAATAAAAGCAGGTGGTAAAGGTGGAAGACCAGGTCAATGGAGTGCTCGTAAGGCACAAATGTTAGCTCGTGAGTATAAAGCCAAGGGTGGAGGCTATAAATAATGTCAAGCCTTAAGAAACCACAAACATCTTTAAAGAATTGGGGTTCTCAAGATTGGGATTATATGAGCAAAGGCGAAGAAAAAAAGCCAAGAGGTCAGCGTGGTAGATATTTACCTAAATCTGTGCGTGATTCTCTAAGTCCTAGCCAAAAAGCTGCAACAAATCGCAAAAAACGTGCTGCATCTGCTAAAGGTAAACAACATGCTAAGTATAGTGAAAACATTAGAAAAAGGATACCTAAAATGGAAAAAGGGGGACAAATACCTACATTTGATGCTAGGGAAAGAAAACAAGTTTTTAAAGAAGGTGGTAAAGTAACTCCTGCTTGGCAACGTAAAGAAGGTAAAGACCCTAAGGGTGGTTTAAATCGCAAAGGAGTAGAATCTTATAGAAGAGCTAATCCTGGAAGTAAGTTAAAAACTGCTGTTACTACTAAGCCTAGTAAACTTAAAAAAGGTTCAAAGGCTGCTAAAAGACGCAAATCATTTTGTGCACGTATGGGTGGCATGAAAAAAAGACTAACTAGCAAAAAAACTGCTAACGACCCAAACTCACGTATCAATAAAGCTTTAAGGAAATGGAACTGCTAATGCCTAAATTTGGAAACACATCAAAGAAAAGACTTGCAACATGTGATGATAGGTTGCAAAAAGTATTTAATGAAGTTATTAAACACATAGACTGTAGCGTCTTGGAGGGACATCGTAGTGCTGAAAGGCAAGATAAATTATTTGAAGAGGGCAAAACTAAAGTTAAATACCCAAATGGTCGTCATAATTCTAATCCATCTAGGGCTGTTGATGTTACCCCCTATCCTGTTGATTGGGCTGATAGAGAGCGTCAAACTCTTTTTGCAGGGTTTGTTTTAGGAATTGCTAAGTCTATGGGGATTACACTTCGATGGGGAGGAGATTGGAATCAAGACTTTAAGGTTCAAGACAATAAGTTTGATGACTTTCCTCACTTTGAGATTAAGGAGTAGCTCTTGGGAACGCAATTTTTGCAATATCAATTTTTGCGTTTCTTAATCTATTTGAAGACTACAATAATACAAAGATACCCAATTGCCCAAGTTACTGTGGTATTGAACATAAGCATAAGAGAGATAATATGGATGCATTAGAAAGAATAAAGCAACAACAAGATTTTAATAAAATGATGAAAGAAAAATATCCTGATGGGTATACTCCTTATCAAGAAGCACTTGAGTTTAAAAAAAGACCTGAGAATATGACTGATTTAGGTTTACGTATGCAAGGGTTAAAAAATTCATTATACAATATGTTGTTTGAAAATAATAATGACATAGATAATAATAAAATAAATTTTGAAAGCCCTGATATGAATTTAAAACAATTACAAAAAATGATAAGTCCTAAGACTGCAACGCCTGATAATACAAAAAATGAAGCATTTCAAGTGTTTGGTGAAAAAAGTGATGAAGGGACACAATTGCAACAAAATGCTTTGTCTATATTAAATGAAGCAGGATTAACTGAAGAAGATATATTAAATTTAGTAATGGGCTCAGTTGGTAGCGTAGGTTCAGCTAAAGGAGTTATGGGTGCATTAAAAGGCATGAAAAGTAAAGCTAAAAATTTATTAGAAACAATGAAGTCTAAATCTAAGTTTCCTGAGGGATATGGTGCACCTCAATCACCAACTCCTCCTAAAGAGCTTCCTGCGTTTATACGCAAAAGATTAGACGAGGTTGAACCAAATCCATTTAAGCAAGAAGCTATCAAACAAGAAGAAATAAGAAATGCATTGAATCAATTGATGAAGCCAAATACTGTTGTTAGACCTGAAGGAATTAAAAAAGGAATGCGTCAATTTGGTAAGTTTAATCGTCAATTAAATAAATAGTGGCTAATTTACATTTAAATGGGAATGTTTCTAAGAATGAAGAAATACTGCATTTAGCGTATAATGACCTCATCTCATTTGGCAAACTATTCTCTCCTCAAGACTTCCTTGCCTCTGCAACTCCTGATTTTCATAAAGAGGTAGGGAAGCTCCTCTTAGACAAGTCTAAGCAACAATTAGGGCTTGTTTTACCAAGAGACCATGCAAAGTCTACACTTGCAGCAACAGCTGTAATGCATAGATTCTTGTTTGCAACAAAAGAAAATCCTGAATTTATTGCATGGATTGGAGAAGCACAAGACCAAGCTGTAGATAACATTGCTTGGATTATGAACCATGTGTATTCTAACCCTGCTATTCATTATTACTTCGGTGACCTACAGGGGAATAAATGGACAAAAAATGAGTTTACTTTGTCTAATGGGTGTAGAATGATTGGCAAAGGAACATCTCAGCGACTTCGTGGTAAAAAACAAAATTCAACACGATATACAGGAATGGTGCTTGATGACTTCGAATCAGAGTTAAATACTAAAACTCCTGAAGCTAGACAACAAATAAAGAATTGGGTTACTGCTGCTGTATATCCTGCTATTGATTTTGACAAAAATGGTTTCTTGTGGTGTAATGGTACAATAGTTCACTATGATTCATTTTTAAATAACCTTGTAAGAGACCATCAAGCTGCAAAACAAAATGGTGAAGAATTTTCTTGGGATATAGTTACATACAAAGCTATACTTGATGATGGTACAAGCCTCTGGCCTTCTCGTTGGCCATCTAAAAAATTAAAAGAAAGAAAACAATTTTATATAGATTCAGGTACTCCTGCTAAGTTTTATCAAGAATACATGAATCAAGCAAAGTCTCCTGAAGACCAAATATTTTCTGAAGAAGATATAACTGACGGACTATATAGAGGAAGATGTAAATATGATGAAGGAGTTGATAGTTGGTACATTGAGTTTGATGACAAAAGCAAAGAGTATGTTAATATATATATTGGAGTCGACCCTGCTTCAACAGTTAATAGTTATAGTGACTTTAGTGTTATTATGGTCATTGGTGTCACTTCTAAGTTTGATTATTATGTTATTGAGTATTGGAGAAAAAGAGTATTGCCAATGGAATGTGCAGATGAAATATTTAAATATGTTAAACGATACTCGCCTGTCAAAAGAGTAAACATAGAAACTATTGCATATCAGGAAATGTTACGTAACTACGTTCAGCGAAAAAGCAAAGATGAGGGTTTGTTTATACCTGGGATTAATCAAGGTATAAAAGGATATGGTAGCGTAAAGAAAAAAGACAGATTGTTTGAGGGACTACAGCCAATGTTTAGGCAAGGAGCTGTGCATCTAAGAAAAGAACACCATGAATTTATAGGTGAGCTATTAGACTTTCCTAAAGGTTCTCATGATGATTGCATTGATGCGTTTTGGCTCTCTACTCAATTTGCTCGTGGAAATAAAAGTATTAATAGTAAATCTAAAGCAAAAGATAAAGGTGCAGGTTATGTTAAAAGAAGAAAAATTTACAATTGGTTTACAGGCACTCGTGTCTGATTTGCAATTAATAATAAATATATTATAAATTATCGCATATGCTTCAAGAAGATATTAGAGTAAAAGAAATAAAAGAGTTATGGAGACGATGGTCTGATGCAAGAAAGGATTGGGATATCCAAGCTCGTGAAGACATTGATTTCTATTTAGGCAATCATTGGACAGAAGATGAGGCAGCAGCCTTAGCTGAAAGAAATCAAACATCCATTTCTATGGATAGATTGTATTCTGCTATTGAACAGTTTAAAGCAATCATGACTTCTAAGCCTCCAAAATTTTCTGCCGTTGGCAGAGAAGATTCTGACAATAAACTTGCAAATGTATGGAAAGTTATACTTGAATATATTTGGGATAAGTCTTATGGCAACGAGTCATTTAAACAAGCTATACATGACTATGCTGTTACAGGTCTTGGCTATTTTTATGCATATGTAGACCCTGAAGATGATTATGGTAGAGGTGAGGTAAAGTTTTCTTCAGTTGACCCATTTCGTGTAGTAGTTGACCCAAACAGTAGAAGTCGATGGTTTGATGATGCTGCAGGAATGATGTTATCTACAATATTAACAAAGCTTCAATTATTAGATTTATATCCTCAGCTAAACGAAGAAGACGAAGATGGTAATAAGATAATAGATTTAATTGAGAACAATGATTATTATGATGAAGATTATCCATCATCAACTCAAGCTGTAGAAAAAGTTAGATTTACTCCTGATGTTGTTAAAGATGCTGATTATGGAGAAGGCTCAGAAAAGTTTAGATTAATTGAATACTTTTCAAAAATTAAAGTTCCTTATTATAGAATTGTTGACATGCAACAAGGAACTGAAAAAATTGTAGACGAAGAGGCAATGCAACTTCTTTTACAAGATGAAAGCATTAAGGGTGCTATTGAAAGGCAAATGATAGACATCGTTCAAGTAATGCAAACAAGAATTAAATTAACATGTACTGTAGGTCAGATGGTTTTGTATGAAAGAGTATTAGATACGAATGTGTATCCTATAGTTCCTGTTCCAAACATATGGACTAATACTCCATACCCTATGAGTGATATTAGAAAGAATAAAGACTTTCAAAGATACCTTAATAAAACAATGTCACTTATTACATCACATGCACAAGCATCAAGTGGTTTAAAGTTATTAGTGCCTAATGGCTCAGTTGATGATATTGAACAACTAGAAAGAGATTGGGCAAATCCAAATGCAACTATAGAATATGACCCATCTTTTGGAGAGCCACATTTTCCATCTCCAATGGCATTACCTAGTTCTGTTATGCAACTACCACAAATGGTAGAAAAGTATATTGATTTAAACATGGGTATATTTGAAATGATGCAAGGTAATAGTGAAGCTGCTCCAAGAACATCTTCAGCTACAATGATGATGGAAGATTTTGGTCAAAGACGTTCAAAGTCTAAATTGCGTGATATAGAGGGTTCATTGAAAAGGATTGGTCAAGTAGTATACAATCTTGCTAAAAAACATTATTCATATGAAAAGAAATTTAGAATTGTTCAGCCAAATAACGATATTAATGAATTTACTATTAATAAAAGATTATATGACGATAAAAGCAAAGAGCTTATGTTAATAGAAAATGATATATCTATTGGTCAGTTTGATATCCGTATTATAGGCAATTCAACCATGCCTTCAAATAAATGGGGTGAATGGAGTATATATATGGAAGCATTTCAAGCAGGTCTTATTGATAGACAAGAAGCTCTCAAGAAAACTGAAATATTTGACAAGGAGGGTGTTTTGGAAAGGACTGATATTATTGGTAAGCTTCAAGGTCAATTGGCACAAGCACAAGAACAAATTAAAAAATTATCTGGTGACCTACAAACAAGAGATAGGGAATCAGTACATCTTAGAAAGTCTGCTGAAGTTGAGAAGTTTAAAGGTAGGCTTAAAGAACAAGAATTATTATCAAGGGCTGACAACAAACTTGCTGTCGGTAAATTAACAAATGCAGTTAAGCTTGAATCTGAGAAATTACGTTTAGCCACAGAGCAAGAGAAACGTAGTCAAACTCAAAAAGATAACGAGAGATTGCAGGAAGGAGAAAGATAATATGAGCACAGATGAATTTGGAAATCAGGAAACTGGTCAAACCGATGAATCCGTAGGGCAAGATGAAGGGCAAACAGTTGATACAAATTGGGAAGAAACTGCAAAATATATGCAGTCAGAAAAAGACAAGTTGTATGCAGAAAATCAGCAATTAAAGCAATATGAAGAAATTGGTAAGTTTCTTGAGTCACGACCTGATATTGTAAAAGATATCGAATCAAAGGTTGGTGGTCAGCAAGAATCTCAAAAGGTTTCTTTAAAACCTGATGAGTTTGACCCATGGGAAGCCTATAATGACCCAACATCTAAGTCGTATCAATTTAGAATGCAAGAGATGCAAGAAGCTATAAATGGTGCAGTAAATCAAGCAACTGAAGGAATCAAAAAACAAACAGGACGAGCAGCTTTAACAACAAAACTTCAAGGTAGAGGTTTGAATGATGAGCAGATTAAATCGTTTTATGAGTTTGCTGATAAACACCCATCAGAGTATGGTTTAGACAATGTATTAAAAATGTGGCAAGCAGTATCTCAATCACCAGCAACACAGGAACAAAGTCCACTTGAGCATGTTCGTAATGTACAAAGTCAACCTCAACAAGTTGGAGGGGTGCTACAAGGTCAAAAACCTTTAGCTCCAAAATCTGATGCAGATGAGATGTGGACAGGAATCTTAAATGCTGATAAGAAAAGAACATTCTAATTTTTAACTTAATTATAACATATAAAGCTATAGGAGATTATTATGGCAACTAACAAGGACACATTATTTTCGTATAATGTTGCCCAAAGTTCAACAGCATCAGGATTTGATTCAGCTGTTGGAGCACAGGCTGACAATAGACGAATACATGACTTTAGTGATAGAGTTCATGAACTTGCTCCAGAAGAGTCTCCATTCTTTGTATATTTGACACAAATGTCTAAGAGTCCAACAAATGACCCTGTTTTCCGTTTTTTGGAAAATCGTTCAAAAATTGATTGGACAACAAGAACAATGTTGTTAGCAGCCGATGTAAATAGTGGTTCTGCTGTTTCTGTAAATAGTTCATATTCTTTTTCAGTCGATGATGGTTCATCATCTATTGACTTTTTAATAAAAGGTATGGTATTTGTAGTAAATACAACTACATCAGGAGACAATACTGGCCAAGCTATGGTTAGAGTTGAAACTGCTCCTGAGTCTGGAGATTCTACTACTACATTTACAGGTAAAGTATTATCTGTTTCAAATGCTGATGGTACAGACAATGTTCTTTCTGAGAATGATGAGTGTCAAATAATTGGTACAGCTTTTGCTGAAGGCTCAGGTTCTCCTGATGTTTTTTCAGGTCAGTTAGAAGATGATTTTGGGTATACTCAAATCTTTAAAACTGCTGCTGAAATGACTAATACAGCATATGCAACCAATTATCGTGGATATGCAAATGAATGGAATCGTATCTGGAACACAAAACTAAGAGAACATAAAGTTGATATTGAAAGAGCAATGCTCTTCAGTCAAAAATCTCGTTCTTCAAACGTACAATATACAGAAGGTATTGTAGGTTCTATACTTAAAAATGGTACAAGCGTTGCAAGTGGTAGCTTAAGCTACTCTTCAGGTGTACCATATTTCGCAAGTACTGCTTCAAGCTCAGTCAATTATGATTCAATCTTAAGTGACTTTGAAGTTGTATTTGACCCTGCTCGTGGTGGGGGAAATGCTAAGTTAGGTCTTGCTTCACTTCCTGTTATTTCATTTTTCAACAAACTTGGTGGATTTTCAAAAAACAATGTTAACCTTGATGGGGGAACTAATGATGGATACCACATGGATATTCAGAATATTCAAGGCAGGTTTGGACATAAGATAATGGCTATTGACACAGTTCATGGTACATTAAATCTTGCTAAAGAGCCTCTATTTAGACAGCTCTCAAGTGGATTTATGCTATGTTGTGACTTACAGAACATTGCTTATCGTCCTTTAGTTGGAAATGGCTTGAACAGAGATACTCATATTATTACTAATGTACAACAAGCTGATGAAGACTTGCGTAAAGACATGATTATTACGGAAGCTGGTTTGGAAATATCTCTTCCAGAGACTCACTTGTTATATAACTTTACAGACTTATAATAAGGAGGATTAGAATATGAGAACTGATGTATTAAATAGTTCAAGTGGAAGTTATGGAAAAGGCTTTGAGCTTCAAAATATCGAGAAAATTATAGTTTCTGAAGATGGAACTGCTTCAACTTTT